TTACTCCTCAGCCCAATGTTGCTGTAAATGTGCTTCAAAATCTTCTTTTAAAATTAAATTTTGACACAAATCGCAGGGAGTATATTTAGTTCTTATTTTCTTCAGTGCAGGCATATTGTCAGATCCACCTGCTCCAAAAATAGTGAAGTAAATATCTGTTAATTCTCCCAATGTCAGATCAACAAGAATGGGAGTTTTATTATCAAGATCATAATATTTAATTGTCATATACCACCCGTCAAAGTGTCTAGACTACGCCTTGAGACACTCATTTTTAATACAAGATTTAAATGTTTACACGTTGTGTCTCAATTCCCCTGAAGACACTTTTCTATAAAACTACGTTACATCATATAGACGGTTTTTGTAATCAAAGAGAAGAAATTTAAAACTTATCAAATCGAAGGCTTTGTAATATCAGTCTCTGGAAAAACGGGCTGATGCTCAATCACATGTACTCTATTCGGCTGTGTCTGTTCCGTAGAATCATTTTTCAAGGATTCTGTACTCACAGACTCAGTCCGATTTAATGTTTCATTACGTTGTTGAGCAAAATAATTAAATGGTCTGTCATTGTTTTTAATTAAACGCTCACAATCCGATTTTGATACGTCTAGCTTTGTTCCCTGTTGGGTGTACGCTTGGTACTTATTACCAATTCTTGTACAACCAGAAAAGACTGGTTTTGCAGTAACTTGATAACTTACAGATTTCTGAATTTCTTCTGTTTTATAAGGTTGGCTAGGATTATAAGAAACGTTTATTTGTCCATCTTCTGCCGTAGTAACTGAACCCTTATTTTTATCGAGATTGTTAAACCATTCTACACATTCAGGCTTTTCAACATTCACAGCTTTACGGCAATCTAACTGTGTTTGAGTCGTGTCTCCGGGCTTAGCTGAAATACTATTTCCAGTTGCTGAAGCCATGATTTTCTTATCGTCTACTTTTGTTTTTTCAGTCATTCCGGATACGTTAGTAGCATCTTTAATAATCTTACCCATTCCACTGATTTTGAATAAAAAAACAGACAACCCAATCATGACGAGAATTGAAACAATCGCCACAATAAACTTACGCTGAAGCTTAAAAACCATTGATGTATGAGCAGATGCAGATTTATAAGCATCTTGGTATTTCTTTTTATAATGAAATAACTGCTCATCATGAACATTATCTTTATTCTTAGATGCTGCCCACGGATCGCCAAGCCAACGATCAAAGGTATAGACATTTGCGAATGGTGGTAAGTTAGCTGGACGTTTAACAAGGAACATTTTAAACACAAGAGCGCGTATAGATTTCTCAAGTCTTCGTGGGTCTTGTGTCATCAAATAAATATCAATATTTCGATGACCATGGGTCGATAACTCTTTGATCATAGGATTCTGAGACATGTATTTACTTTGATCTAAATACTCATCTCTAAAATGTACCTCATCATAAAAAATAATTGAGCCATCAGGTACATCACGCCAGTCGGCTGGTGCTAATTGAATGAAATCATTTCGTTTAGCGTGCTCATCAATATCTGAGTAAACCTGACGTATTGCAGGAACGATAGTTCCATCCTGCATAGCCATTAATTCTTTTTCTGTTAACTCTTTGCCTTCATCAACTTTTTTTTGAATTTTCTTATTAGCTTCATCAATATCAAAAGCCAATTTAACAGCATATTGAGATTTCCCCGAACGTGGTTGACCCACAATTAAATAAATCATGATGTTTTTCCTAAAGATACGTTCTTAGCTTTTAGAGTGATTTTTACAACGACTGCACTAATAATTATCGATAAACCGTAAGGAACGCCTGCAAGCCCAAGTATTCCAGCTACATCTCCAAGAGCCGAATACGAACTTTGAAGATATGAAATGTAAGAATTGAAAAGATTTATTGAAACAGAGGTAGAGACAAGACCAACCCCCAAACTTGATAAAACTGTACGACCAGCTTTACTAAGCGTAATGTCGGATACCTTTTGTAAAATAGAGATTAAAGACATGTTAATCTCCCGTTTCTGCGCGACGGCCAGTATTAGTGATAATGAATGCACCAGCTAAAAAAGACATCAAAATAACGGCTGGTCTAAACTGCTGTGCAACAGTACATAAAGCAGAATAAGAAATAATAATATCTAAGCTTTGCCCACCCATAGATAACGGTATATGACGATCCTCTGGGCAAAAAGCTGGACCATCAATATAGTGCTGAACACCTAAATTTAATTCAGGTTCTTCTATTTCATAATCAGGTTGTTCAGGCTCTGTAACATCATCCTTAACTAAATCATTAAGATATTCATTTAATTTTTTCCAATATTCAGCAACAGTTGGAGGAAAATTAATAGCAGCTTGAGCAGCTTGACATACTGTAGGCGCCCAGCTACAGAAAATCGGGAAATTCAAAGTAATATCTGTCGATGGTGCAGGCTGCGCAGTTGGATCACCAGTACCCGTACCAGTTCCTGTACCCGTTGTTGCCGACGGAGTTGCAGTACCCGTGGCTGTTGTTGTTGTCGGAATTGCTTGAGATGAATTTAGCTGGTCAATAACTTGGTCCGCAGGAACAATCTGATCTTTCTCATTTTCAAGTGCAGTATCAGCAACAGTTGAAACATATGCTTTACCTTCAGCTTTATTCGCAACTGCATCGCTAATAATCTGAGAAGCGACCGCCTCATAAGGTAAATATTTTTCTTCTTTCTGAGGTTGTTGATTTAGGTTATAAGCTGGATTAAGAAGCGCAGAAACTGCCCACTGATCACTTGCACCAGTCTGAGTTTTTGTGTGACACATACCGCCAGACAAACGACCAGATTGATAATATTTATCAACGCTTACAAGAGTTTGTTTATAGTAAGCAGCAATAGCAGTACAAGCAGGATCTACAGTAGAAAAATAAGCCCCGTTTGTTCCGGGTTCACGATAAAAAAGATAATAATAACCGGGGCAATTAGTTCCACTTTTAGAACATTGAGTACCTGCCGGATCAACATAATATTTAACTTGCGAATTTGCTGGGTCCATGACGTAATCAACTGCACCGATTAATGCTTTAACTGCTAAATCAACAGCTATAACGGCACCAGTTCTGACAATCATTTTCGCAACTTGACCAGCCACTGGAGTAATTGCAGCAGTACCTGTCGCAGCATAGTTCTTGCCGTTTAAAATAATACTCTTAGTACCGTCATAAAATGTTGTTGCGCCCTGAACAAGCCTTTTCTGAACTGTCCAACCTTCAGCAGTTACGGTCGTTGCAAATACAAGAGATGGTGTAAATGTGAGGAAAAAAGAAATGATGCAGACTAGAAGAGCTTTATAGCTATTAGTGTAAGTACGAAAATACATAAGTAAGCCCCAAACGTTTCTAAAGTCATATAAAACCTCTAGATAAAAAAATGGTGATGAGTAATGAATAAAAGATCATTCACTACTCGATCACCAGAATGGTTTTACATTGCTGTACGTACCCACTTAAAGACCTTACCAGTTACCACAAGTGATAACACTGCAAGACCGATAGCAGATACACCAGCAACGAAGCCAGAGATGATCGTAACGATGGTTGAAGGATCAAAACCGTCTGCTGCAAATGCTGGTACTGTTGCCCCAATAGTGGCAGCTACAACTAGACCACGTTTTAAAGTAGAAGGTTTGTTAGTTTGTTGAACTTTAGTTTCCATAGTTTTCACCTATTGTTTTTTGACGAATTGAATCAATATTTTGATTCCATGTGTAAAAGCCAGAACCGTGAAAATTGCACCGCCAATTGCTAAGCCCTGACCCATTGTTAAAGGCGGTAAAATGCTAGGATTCTCCGCCCATTGTTGGCATACGTTGTTTACTAATTCGGTGCAGACGTATGACGACATTTCTTAAATTCCCCAATAAATTGCTGGCTTGCGTTCCCGCCCCCAAAAGCCAGCAAATCTGTTATTTACACTTATAAAAATGGATGCAGTAACTTGAATGTTTTGTAAACTCTGCACCGCACTTCTTGCATTTATAAACGTACTGTGTCATAGTAAAAATACACGTAAGTTATTGATTTTTAACATATTATACATTATACGTCATGAAGTATAAGTAAGCATTTGATAACATTAAGCTTTTAGCTCTGGCGCTTTCTTTTCTTCTAGCTGTAAGACTCTGCCATCACCAGCCGTACGGTAATAAACGTTGCCGTCAACTGCTACCAATGACACAGGCAAATAAATATCTTTGTTTGTATAACACTTATAAAACTCTAATAAGTGCTGATGCTCTGGATCAACTTTAACTGGTTGCGAACAATCAACCATTTCTTCTAAACCACGGTCAAACTTCTGTGATTTAAAAATAAGACGCATATTAGGCTGACCAGTCTTAGGATCTGGCTTAACATCAATCTTAAGTAACTTGGCATTAAAAATAATTTGTGCTGACATGATAAAAATCCTTATGCGATGCGTAATTCACGCTGATTAAATGTAGAAACTGGTTCGATGAAGTTGCTAGGAACTTGATTTTCAAAGTTAATTTCAACGAGTTTAAGAAATGGAATAATGTTTGATTTAGATTCAACATGAAGATTCTGTAAAAAAGCTTTGGAATACCCAGCAGCTATTAAATCAGCCATATATTGGTAATACTGACGCTCACCATAACGTGTCTTCATAACCTCATAACCGTTCATTTCTAATGCACAGTAAAAATTGAAGACATTACGAGCCTTAGTAAAACTTTGACGGCCTTTAGCTGTCACAGTGCCAAAAACATTACAGAGATTTTTAAATACAGTATCGTGGTCAGTAGCTTTCATGGCTGTACCCTCTAGGGCTTTAAATAACTGAGCGTTTGCTTTAATCCAGATATCACGTAAAAAATTAGGGTTAGAGCGTTGATAACGAATAAGTTCAAATAAATTGGTCGGAATGCCGAGTTCTTTCATAACGTAGGCTTTAATGCCTGTTTCAAACCGCAAGAGACCTTTAACCCACTGCTGTAAATCTGGATCTGACATGACAGCTACAACACGTTGAGCGCATTTATCATTTGCCTTAGCAAGCTTCATTTGCTCTTCAAGTTGAGACTGAAATTCAGCAGATTTACCGTAAACCTTACGGGCAAAACGTTTACAACGTTCAGAACCGTAATAATTAGTGTTCTTATAAGTAACTTGCTTAGTTGATTTACGGATATGTTGAGTAGTTACATTGCGTAAAAAATCAATAGCATCAGCAACTTGGTTATCATCACGTAAACGTGCTGAATAAGTTGCATCTAACTGTTTAACTTCTGTCTCACCAATAGCCAACATACCGTAAAGTGTTGGATGCGATTCAGCTAAATAGCCGAGCATTTCAAGCGCACCCTGCTCTATCCAATCCGTTCCAAACACATTATGACCCTGCAAAATCTTCGCAGGACTGGCTTTAAGTTCAACATAAGGATAAGTACGACCTTCATGGAAAAACTTAAAAGCCATCTTCGTGTAAGAAGTCGGAAGTTTAGAATATGCATGATTCAGAACCTGATGTTTAACGTTCCCATCTTCGTCCTTAAATACATCGTAAGAGCCAACTCTTAAACCAAGGTCTAGTAGATCAAAACCAAATACACAGTACCGACCTTCGCTATCGATATCGACTAGCGAGGCATCAACTGGTATGTGCATCACGATTTTGTCTAACATTTCCCCACCATGTAAACATGCATGCATAAATGCAATGAGGAGAATTTACCACAGTGATACACGCATGCACAATACATGCATGCAAAAATACATGTATCATTTTCTACATTCTAGGATTTGGGAATTTAGGTATGGTACAAAGCGTTAGGCTTAACGACAAAGAACAGGAAGAACTAAGAAAGAAAGCTGTTGAATTAAACAAGGCATTAATTGCCAAAGGTCAACAACCTATTCGAGACAGTGAGTTGGTTCACATTTTAATTGAAAGTGGATTGGATCTTGTAGAAATTAGTAACAGCGGTAAGTTACACATACCCAAATAAGTAAAAAACTCCCAAATTCGGGAGTTAAGTCCACACTAGAAACAGAAAAAGTGCAAAATTCCGCAGTTAAGTCCACACTAGAGAAGGTGGACTTTTTTTGCATCCGGATGCCCCTGCTCTAACTCTCCCAGCATCGTGTCAACGCCGATCGGCTGCGAGCCCTCGCCGACGGTCGCGCCCCGACGCTGCATCTAGTTCGCATAATGCAGATTGATGTTAAAAAGCCCCGTGAGACTGTGTAATCTTCTCACTGGGGCTTAGTAACATAATCTGGACATCACATTATACGAACTGTTGTGTAACTTACACCTAGGTCTTTAATCCTCCTTATTTTTATACACTGGTACTGTGCTTTGCTTAGCCAACAATGAAATTTTTGGCTAAAGTCTGATAAAAATATTATGTCTTATCTTTCACGCTCCATTTTAGCTATTGCACTACATCCCAGAAAGCATGGCTTTTTTATAAATTATTTCTTTTCTTTTTTAAGCTTCATTGTGCATTAACGCTAAGACTGTGATTTAACTAAAAATTCAAAATTTGAATTAAATTACAGATATGAAACTTAATTGTTAATTGAATAACCAAATTTAGGCAGCTTTCTTCTCTACAACTATAAAATAATTTTCTTATATCTAAATGCTACTTATTTAAAATTAAATTACCTAGATTTCAGCAAAGTTACAACTTGCCTCATACAATGAGAGTTTATTTAATTATGCTAAACAACTTTACTTACTATTTAAAATGTATTCAATATTGTTCTTATTAACTTAAAGCTTTTATATTTTAATTTATATAAAACACCACAAATTAGAGTTAAAGATCTAATTACATAATTATTTTTTAGTAAAATATATTATTTTATTAAATAATATAAATTTTTAAATCATTGAGTTTTTTAATTTTTAAAAAAAATAAGAATATTTTAAATTAAAGCATTTATTATCAGTAATTTAATTTTATACAAACTAAGATTCATTATTTGTTTAAAATGTGATTTTATTATCATTTTTAGCAAAATAGCTATAAAGCAATAACTATTTATATAAATAAAATAATTAGTGAGATATGCGTCACATGTTATTTATTATTTTTTTATTAAAATGAATTTTCATATTGTTTTTAAATAAAAATTATTGTATCTCTTATATTAACTATTTAATAAATAGGTATATATAAAATGAAAAATAATATATTTAAAATTGTAGTTTTGGCGGTACTTTCCACTTCCCCACTATTTTGTTATGCGAATAACACAATAATGATTAAAGGAAATATTGTTGAAGATACTTGTTCTACAGTAAATATTGAAAAAGAATGCGCTCAAATCAATTCTTTGAATACAACTATTGATACTCAATATTTAAACAAAGATAATGTATTCAACTTAGCGCGACATACTGAAAAAATGGATACGAGTATTGAAACTATAAGTGCTAATAAAAAAGTAGTGCTTGTTAACTATCATTGA